ACGATGTCCTCTCGGTGAGGCCAGAACTTTAGCACCGGTGTGTCGATCAAATCCTTGTGCTGCTGCTGCACCATCGGGTACTTGTATTGTGGATTGGCGATTCCGTACTTCTTACCAAGGGGGCCGTGCAGAATCCATGAGTCTGACCATGCGTACTCCAAATCTACCAAGTCGCCGTACCTTGGACAACAGCCTTCCGGTCCTTCAAAGATCCAGTTGATCGGCGTGAACTTTGCACCGAGATACATGTGCCGCTGGTATGGGTTTGCTTGAACACAGTCCCAGTATGCACCGGGTTCAGGACACTCAATCCCTGTGTCGATTGTCCAGTAGTCGATGCACTCTTGGCAGTTGTCTAGCCAAGGGTACAGGTAGTCTGGCCTGCTGTTCTTGAAGATTGGACCTTCGATTGCCCAGCCAAACGCCTTGGTAGGTGACTCACTGCCACGGGTGCTGCCAATCATGTACGGTCGGCGCGGGTCGCCGTTGGGGTACGAAAAGTCAGGGTCAAAGCCAGTCTGGATGTAGACATCGAACGTTCGACCAAAAGGGGTCAGGCGTCCGAGGTCATCGATCCACATGGCTACAGAATCAGGGTCAGCCGGTGGTCCCACTTGGGCAAGCAACAGGCAAAGGACAGTCGCAATCATTTGCCACTCTTCTTCCCGCTCTTCTTACCTTTCTTCCAACTTCCGCCCTTTTTCTTGTACCACTGCACTGCCCAGCCGTTGGCGTAGGCCGATGGGTACACCTTGAACTTGCGTCGGGCCGCTGCCTTGGCTGCGCTCCACAAACTTGGATTGGTTGGTTTATTGGCCATAGTCCGTGTACATCCTTGCTTCTTCTTCTGTCATTGGCCCAGTAATTTCTGGTGGCGGTTTTCTTTTTCTGCCAGTGAGTTCCCGTGCCTCACCGGCCATCAACTTGCTTAGGTAAACGCCGGGGTTGGTGACCGTGTACCGGAGTCTGTTGATGTCAAGAACGCCACCAAGGAAGGGCAAATCGTCAAACCCACCCATCGCCATGCCGGTCGGACTGCCTGCCGATTTCATGGCATAGTTGGTGGCAGCCTGTTTGTTGAACATACGTCCGGGGTAGTGGAATGTTTCAGAGGCTGCACCAATTCTTCTGTTTACCGCGCCCACACCGGACGCCAGCCTATTTGGAGCAACCCTGCTCAAGAAGTTGGGAACAACACCAGCCATTTTGCTCATGGCTAAGCCACCAGTTGCGTGTGTCAAACCTTCAAATGCCGCTCTTTCGATTTGACCAACTGGTTGGTATGTGAAGTAGTCCTGCATTTGCCTAGTTCGTTGAGCGTTCAGCAGGCGGATCTCAGAAGCCTCTGATTCGCCACGAGAAATACCGCTAACGCTGCCGCCAGTTACAGCCCCCCGTCGCCTGATTCCAGCAACTCCAATTGCTCTTCGCATACGGGCCTGAGTCTCATCGTCAATACCGACAAGACCCAGACCCGTATTGCTCATCGGCATCGCCGACATTACTTCTTCTTCTTCTTAGCCAATGCCTTTTTCAGTGCTGGTGGCATTTTCTTTCCACCTGCTTTTTTGGCCATCTTCTTACCGTTGGTCTTCTTGGATCCTCGCATTGAGTAGCCTTCTTTCGTTTACGTACTTCATGAAGTCAGCAGAGCAATTTACGTAGTATCCCTGCTTATCTAATAGTCGGGAGAAGTGGTTTACTTCCGACAACCGTTGCAACAATACCATCGTGTAGGCACCGTCAATGACCTCTCCCCATTCAGCAGGATCAAGTGACGGGTCTTCTGGGTCATCCTCACCCGGCTCGAACACAAGCATGACCAAATCCCGCATTGACAGGACGCAGTTGATAGATTCGACAACTTTGGTCAGGTTGCCCTCGTACTCCTTCTCGAACGCAACCAACACCAGCCGGTGCTTGTCATCCCAGTTGTGGGCCTCCATGACAGCAGTTGACAGGCTGCCAGTCAATATCTTGACTTGCTGCTTGTCTAGTGCCGGGGCAGCAAACGGACAGGGCTTGTTGCCGCCGTAGAACTCGCTGGGCTTGTCCAAATAGTTGTGTACCCAGTTAAATACTTCGCGTACGACGTTGGTACGGTTGAACTCAGCCATGTCTTTCCAATCTTAACACCCCAAAATCCACCGTATATTTTTGTGGGCTATGTATTATACAACACGCGGGGTGGTGTGGCTCGGAGACAGAAAGAACGCGGTCCATCTGAACGGTTGGCTAACGGCCTTGGCACGCCATTTGCACTATAAAGAACACGCGTTTCCTTTGTTGCCAACCGACCCCATGACAACCGGCACAGCATTCACAGCCAATCGCGTGAGGTCCGATAACCAGATAGGCAACCTGATGCTAGCCCCATGCCCATCCCCAGCCCCATAGCCAACCAACGTCCGATAACCGCAGCAGGCCCACCGCCAGCAGCAGCGACATTCTTATCGTCGGAAGTGTCGCAATGCACCACATTGATGTCGCAGAAAAAAAATCGAACAATAGGGTTGACAAGATCGGAATGTATGCTAAGATGGGGTTGTCAAGTCGGCAACGGCCTGACGCCCGACCGAACCCCGGCTGAGTGTGACAGCCCGGTGAAGACCGAGGGTGATTCTCAACTGAATACGAAACTGGCACCGATCCACGGCGGAGCGACAAAGACCCGCTCCACGGCCCGACCGCCTCTGGCGGCAGCCGCCCGACCGATCCGCCTCCACCGCCTCTTGCCGGGATGCACCCGGAGACTAGGCAACGGAGATAGTCAAGGAATCGCCGGGTGCAGTGAAGATTGAACGGACAGCGGACATCCCTGACTGCAGAGTAAGGCCCGCGAAAGATCCAAGTAGAAACCGACGGTCAACCCTTGGGGAGTCAGTAGAGCGAACTGGTCGCAACGGATACTTTGGAGTTGACATGTCCTCCCGAGTCCTACAGTAAACCGCCTCAAACCGACAGGATCGGAGAGGGGGTTCCCGGCCACCGACTGACGAAGCCGATAGCAAGGCGGACATCAGCGAATCGTGCCCCGAGTGATCGATCGGCCAAGAGCCGGGTGACACGGAAGACAAGACCTGCGTCGGGGTTAACCAAGAAAGTTGCTAAGCAACTCATTCCAACCACGGACCTGTGCCTGCAAGGACGCGAAGGGCGACAAGCCCCCACCTGCGGTAAAGTTGAGGTACGGGTTCGTGGTTGGGATGAGTTGATAACGAACATGCAACCAAGCGAGTAGATGAACTCCCTCGCTTCGGTTGCCACGCTGGCCCCCGGGTACAACTGAGTACACGGCACGGCCATCCCTCCAGTGCATGGTGCATCTCATCACTCCGATGTCCTCTAGCGGACATGCCCTCCGCAGGCAACGTGCTTAGACCGTAATCCTAGGAAAACGGCTAACTATACGAGCCTCCGCGATCTTCCCTCCTACCGACCTCTCCGACTGATCTGCCCTCCCCTCTCCTGCGAAACGTACCGACTGTGAGATCATGCTCAGTCGGGGGTCAGCGTGGCAATCCAAGCAAACCAACAAGAAAGGTAAACATGCTCAGCAATTTCCATAACCAAATGTCCTCTCTCCGTGAAGCCCACAACGTCAACGAATACATGCGGGGCGACAATCGCAACAACGGCGTCACACAGCAGACCCTGCGGACCCTGATCGGGGCACTCCTGAACAACCTGCACGAAGGCAACGTTGACGAGGCGATCTATCAAGCCGAGGAAATCGAACACAACATCGAGAACCTCCACATCAACACTTCGTCCTGCGACAGCATCAGCGAACACCTCCAAGACGCTTGGCGAGTGATGTACGGCGATCACTACGGCACCATCGACAACTGAACAAGAAAGGCAAACCATGATTACAACAGTCAACCGCGACCTATTCGTCAACGGCATTCGGTCCCTCCGGCCCACCAACTTCACCTGTGAAGGCTTGCACGGGCTGTTCGACTACTTCGAGGAACTCGAAGACTGCACTGGCGAGCAAATCGAATTCGATCCCATCGCCATCTGCTGCGAGTTCACCGAGTACGGGTCTATCGACGAGTACAACAACAACTACGGCTCCGAGATCACGAGCCTCGACGAACTCGAAGACATCACCACGGTGATCCGACTCGACTTCGGCTTCATCATCCAAGACCACTAAACAAGAAAGGCAACCATGCTCACAATCATGACGCTCTCCGTCCCCGTCTTCGCTATCGCCACCATCTTGGCTGGCGTGGTCTACGGGGCCACACCCAACTTCCATCACCAATCCCAAAGCACCTAAGCAACTTACGGGTGGACTTCTGTGTCCTGCTGTGTGAGGTGAGATGTGGATCTCGCTAGACGTAGCACGAACAAGCCTGCGAACTCACTCTACGGTCAGTGGACGAAACTGCGAAGTGAGACGGCAAGGTCATGGGAATGACAAGTCCCTGCCTCAAACAGCAGGACACAGGAGTCCACTCACTCAATTCATTCAACCAAGAAAGGCAACCATGAAACCCGGCACCAGAGTTCCCAACTTCCAACCACTGCCCGGCTTTCCCAACTCGCACGCTCCGGCTTGCATCGGCTTGCAAACTCCGGTGTCTTGCCACGTGCCAAACCCAAACAGGACTTTGGTCCCTAAGAGAAACCCCCAGTTGTGCATGAGACTGGGCTTGACCGTCAACGGGAAAGCAAGAAACCATCTGCACAAATCAATGGGTCCGCGATGCTTCTCATCCGCAGGCTTCTAAACCATCAACCAAGAAAGGCAAACCCATGCGTTGACAACCACTTGACACACACCCCCTAACCTGCTACAATAGACAAGACAACCAAGAAAGGAAAGCCCATGGCTCGATCAACCAAATTCCAAGCAATCACCAGCCTCGCCGGGTACTCCGGCACCCATTACATCAACCTCAACAGCAAGGAGATTCCCTTCGCTGTGAAGTTCCATGAGGTGAACGGGTTCCTCAACGATGCCGTCATCGACAGCATCCACCTGTCCCGTCGCAACGGCTTCCTCTCCAAGCCGTATCGCAACGGCGACTTCAGCGGTGGCGAAGCACGGCCCGGCTATCTCAGCCGTGGACACATACCTACTCCCGATCAATCGGAGTGGCTGACTCGTCAACGCAGGCACATCCTGAGCCTCGGCGTCGGCCCCAGCACACGCGACATCCGCCCCATACATGAGTGGTGGGAGATTGTCCAGAACAACCACCCTGCTTACCGATTGTGGTTCGAGGATCCGGGCCTCCCGACCATGGGTGTTCGCAACATGAAAGGCGGCGGCAGCGGATGGATGACTATCCAAGACGTAGTCTGCTCCGACCATGTGACCGTTGACGGCACCATTGCCAACCGACCTGAGCCAGAACCAGAGCCAGCCACAGTGGTGATTCCAGCCACAGTGGTGATTGATGCACCTGCACCGGCCCTGCCCGCTCGATCTTGGCAACAGCCAACCGAGCCACGCAGCGAGATGAACCTCCAGCAGGTCATCCAAGAGATGCGTCGCCGTGCCGACCTGTCGGACGATGGCGTCATCATCTCGACCCGCACGGTCAAGGGCATCGTCCAGTGGCTCGACCGTGGCATGCCTCTGAATGCGGCACTCGACCGCATCACGCAGTCGTGGACCCCGGAGACTATCGCTCACATCTGCGGCCACATCCCCGGCGTAGATTGGCTAGTCAACCAGCGTCGCAACAAGCAACCGCTCACCAACATGGGCGACTGGCAACGTGTCATCGACGAGGCCGAGGATCGCGGCATGACCCCCGCATCTTGGTGGCCCCACGTCATCGACATCCTGACCTTGCCTACCCAACGGGCTTGGCTATTCGGCCCGACCGGATGCGGCAAGACCTACGGGTTCAGCCAATTGTGCGAGGTCATGGGCTGGAACACGGTCCACGTTGGCTGCGGCAACGACATGATCCTGTCGGATCTGATCGGCGGCATCAATCCCAAGACGGCAACGGGTTGGCAAGACGGCCCGGTGCTGGATGCCTACGAGAACGGCAAGACTCTGATCCTCGACGAGTTTGCCAAGTTGTCGGCTGACTGTACTGGCGGACTCAACTCCTACCTCAACGGCGAGCCGATGGTATCGGTGCCTCGCCCCGGCAACACTGTTGCCCACAAGCACCCCGACTTCCGGGTCGTGATCTGCGACAACTCCGCAGGCAACGGCACTGACGGCCAGTACATGGTCGAGCAACAGTCGGTGGACACCGTGGCACGCTTCGAGCATCTCGGACTCCAAGTGTTCTGTAACTACGACAACAACATCGAGGCCGCCATCATCGGCGACTGGAACGACTAAGCAAGAAAGGCAAATCATGCAACCAACACATACCACCACTAAAACTGACAACGTTATCTTCCGCGAGTACCCATCCATGCATGACTTGGTTGGGCACTGGCACCAAGTTGGCTCGCACTTCGAGCGTGGCGAGCAACACGGGCGGTGGTACCACGGCGGCTGCGATGCCAAGACCACCGAGTCTTGCCTAGTCAGTGGCCTTGCCAACCCCGATGCTGACATGGACACGTTCAATCAAGCACTGCGTGACTTCAAGCGGGCACTAGGCAACTCGACTGCGCAGTCAACCGTCAGCGGCAAGCGTCGCAAGTTGCGTCGCAAGTCCGGCGGTCGGCTGCTGATGAACGCCTATCTCAATGAGGATGTCAAGCCGTTCCTTCTCAAGTCTCGCAAGACAGCGGCACCCAAGTTGAGGGTTGGCTTCCGATCCAATGGCAACTCACACATGGATGCTGCTGCCCAGTCACGCACTGCTGCACTTGCCTGTGCCGTAGCCAACTGCCTGTTCCAGCGTGGCTATGCGGTTGAGGTGTCAAGCCTTGTCGCCAGTTACATGCATACCACTGGCATCTGGGACGTGACTGCAACCCGACTCATCAACGCTGGCACCAAGATGTCCAGCCCCCGTGTCCTGTCCTGCTGCACTCCAGCCGTTCACCGGGTGTACGCCGCAGGTATCCGATCCGTTGACCACGCTGGTCGTGGCTTCGGCAAGGCTAGAGACATCCCATCCCACATCACCGACCGATACTTTGATGTCTTTATCAACATGGACTCGACTGTCCAAGACATCACCAACCAAACCCTCGGCCTGCTTGGCAAGATCAAGTCCGGCCTCGTCACCAACAAGTAAGAAAGGACAACCAATGGTTTTCACATCAGACAAATTCACAACGATTCAAATCAAACAAATTGCCAATATGTTGGCAGCCTGCACCCCCCTTATTCACAAACCAGAAACCGAACTGACCGACCACAGCATCGGACGTTTGGACGCATGGGTTCGCACCGTAAACATAGTTGCGATTGATTTGGGACTCCGAGATTCCGTACTTCAATCGTTCCTTGAACGTTGCATCAGTTCAAATCTGCGTTGCAACCGATGCACCCTTTACATCGACGGTGACCGGGTCGAATGGCACGACCAGCCGTGGGATCTAGGTACCCCGCAAGTAAGAAAGACCACTTGACACACCGTGGTTGACCTGCTACACTGGGTCGACTACACAACTTTTACTCACCACAAGAAAGGAAAATTTATGTCTGAAGAAAAAAACATTCCCGCCCTGACCGACCGTGTGCGTGACCACGCGCATGGCACTGACTGGTCTGACTTTGTGCAGACCCTCCACGCCCTTGGCATGTTCGAGGGGATGGAGCGACCCAAACTTCACACGGATTTCCGTGACCAACTCAAGGGACTGTGGACAATGCTCGACGAAAACCCGCAGCAGGGAATCTCCCTCGCCTGCATGTCGGTAGTGTCGTCCCTTGCCTGCGCTCAAGCCACTATGGCTAACCAAGCCCAGCACATTGCCGACCTGCTTGGCAAGATGGTTGCTGACTTGGAGCAATATGGCGACGAGCCAATCCTCCCGCATGATCGGAAGCACTTTACCGATGCGGTGTCTCAATGTATCCCGTTCTTCAAGGGCTGTTCCGCTGAACATCAGCGTGACCACGACACGCTCGCTGCTGCCAGCCAAACCCTCGGCGGCGGTGACTTGCCTGAGTACGCTGAACACTTGGCGGCGTATCGTGCCCGCAAGGATGCGGAACTTGTCACCGATCTGATTGCCAAGTCGGAAAAAACTGGCGAGCCTATTGATCGGGACGAACTGCCCAGTACAGTGAGGAATAACATCGACCTCGAAAGTCTCACCGAACTCATCCAGCAACTCCGCAAACTTGCGGATGGTATTGATGGTGGGGGTGAGTCATGATTCTGCGGCGGGTGATGGCCGC